CTTTATTATTATTAACTAATTATTAAAATGTGATTCCTTCACATTTAGAGAAACTTCCTCCTCTTCGTACTGCAACATCCCAATACGAATTAATCACGAGCCTAATGCTTCCTGCGAGAGCTTGTGAAACGTTATCTATAGTCAAATCAATACTATCTCCAAATTGTCCAATTACCATGTCGCTCCAACTTCCAAAGTATAAACCTCCTTCAGTGCTTGAGTTATAAGTATCATCCATGTTAGTTGTGGCAAATGCAGGATAACCATTAATAGTATTATCAGCTCCCCAAATTGGCGCGCCATATCCTGTCTGAGCAGCAGTTACACCTGGCTGTCCAACAACTTGCTTTAATTTACCTCTAACTTTAACGCTAGAAATAAAAGCTAAACGCCCTGAATCTGCATTATTAGATGCAACGTCTGTTTCAAACTCAACCATTTTAGCTAAAGTTGCTGCACCTGCTTCAACAGTTCCAACTCCTGAAGCTGCTGTGATACCTGTGGGCTGTCCTGAACTGCCTGAACCTAGTAAAGCTCCATTTTCGACCTTACTGCTTACTGCTCGATTTAAGTCATCCATTATCGCCTGCTCAACTTGAGGATTTTGATGAAGCAATGCTTTACTAATATCCATATAAGCTGCTAAACGCTTGGGAGATAATGTTGAACCTCCAACTGCTGTATCTGAATCTGCTGCATTTGCTGTTTCAGTTGCCCAAGCTGCTGCTGTTCCTGACAATACAGGAAGAGAAACATCACCTCTTAAACCTGAATAAAAAGTTGCTAAATCTCCTAACACCATTTTAGATTGAAGAGTTTGTAACCATTCTCCGACTTCAGTTGGGATGAACTCAGAAGCGTTTGTTGTCGTTTGGGGGCTTGTTGCTCTTTTCTCTCCTGCTAATAATCCAACAGGAATTCCAAGACCAGAAATAATATTATTTCTTGTACTTTCTTGGTGCATTTCTGCTTCAACACCTGTCAAGTTATGGTTTTGAAAATCTTTAATCGCTTTGAATAAACTCCATTGCTTATATTCTTTAGGAGCTTTAGTTCCTATTGGAGTTCCTGCATTCATTGCTGAAGTTCTTAAATTAGCTTCAATTTTATCAGCCCTTTTTATTTTACCATCCAAGCTCTCAACACCTCCTAGAAGAGTATCAACTTCTTGATTTTCTGCTTCTGATAAATCACGCCCTTCAGCAGTCGCAATGTCTCTTATTGCTTCTAATTCAGCGATTTTATCTCCTCGCATTTCTTTTAATTCTTTACTATTTTTCATATTTTTAAAATCTATTAATTAAACATTTATTTATTAATCTTTGCTAGTTTTATTTTTAATTCAACTAGGCTTCTTTTTATTAAATCATTTTCCTCTTCTTTGTTGTTTTCTTGCTCAACAAAAAAGTTATATTTTCTTTTAGCAACTGCTAAATCATTTGTCTGCTCGTATGCAGGAAAGCTAACGCAAGATACATCGAAGAGCTTACCAACCCTAGTAATCTCCCTAATTGCTCCTTTATCATCTCTTTGCCATTGGTCATCCTCAATAATAAAACCGAAAGAGGATTGGTTAATTATTCCTGAATTTACTAACTCATATAAATCATTTCCAAGCGTTGTATTTGGTACTTCAAACCTATAATGTAAACCTTTTGAATCTTGTCTTATTTGAGCAGTATTGTTTTTAGTCCTTGCAAGAATTTGGTTAGGGTCATGGTTAAATAACACCCTAACATCATCATTAAGAACATCCCTAAAAGCATCAGGTTTAATATATTCCCTAAAATCGCCAATCCAAGTTTCTTCATTGAAAAGGGCAGCATGACCTTCAATAAATTTTTTGCCATTCTGTTCATCAGCTCTCGTTTCTGTTTTTATGTTGAAAGTTCTTCTTTCAAAGTCCTTATTATTTTTTTTATCTTTTGCCATAATTTTTATTTATTCTGTTGTTGTGTCTGCATCTAAGTTAGTCATATTCATTGGAACTAAATGCTCATCTCCATTAGGAATAGCATTAAGATTTTCTTTCCTTCTAACCTCATTAATGCTCATCCATCCCCATTGAATCGCCTTAGTATATAAATCTGCTCTAGTTTTAGCATCTCCTCTTAATAGTCCATTAACATTGAACTCAACATAAAAGCGATTCCTTTCATTTACTTTAAATACTTTGCTATTAAACTCCTGCTCAAATCTTTTTAATAATGGGCTTAATGTATATTGGATAAATTCCATTGACTGCATCTCAATATTATTAAAAGAAGATTTTGATAAATCTTGAATTAAATGAGGAGGGACTCTATACCAACGAGCAATCTCTGAAATGCTCCATTGTCGTGAGGCTAGAAATTGAGCTGATTCGTTGCTTATAGATACGGGCTTAAATTGTATGCCCTCTTCTAAAACTGCAACTTTGTTAGCATTATCCACGCGACCATAAGCCTTATCCCAGCTTTGTCTTAATCTCTCAACTGCTTCAGTTGTTAAAACCTTATCGCTTTCTAAAGTTCCTGAAGGCATTCCTCCATTACCGAAATAAGTATTTCCATAAGTTTGCAAAGCTATCCCCCACCCTAAAGATTCAGCAGCGTATTGAATTGGACTCATTCCTAAGATTCCATCACTTGTTAAATTCTTAACGTGGATAATATCTTCAGAAGGGATTAGTTCATCATAACCTTTTATGTTATAATATAATGAGCCATACTCTTGAAGTATTTTAACATCAGTTGGATTAATGCAAGTAAATGAAACAATGTTAGCGTTTCTATCTCTATTAATAACAGCGTAACCATTACCATTCAAGCAAATTGATTTGACCAGATATTCAATAAAAGTATAACTTGTATATAATTTACTTGGTTGATTATGCAGTAAAAAATAAAGCCTATGACTATCAGCTAAAAGCCTATCTCCATCAGCCATCCTTTCATAAATATTTAAAGGAAGCGAAGCAATGCTTTCGCTTAA